TCAGATATAGTATTAAAACGTAAAATGTCGTTCTTAGAGCCATACATAAAGAAACAATTTAACATATTATTATCAACATTCGATAATATGAATGTTGATAATTTCGGTGAGTACAGGAATAAAAATATCGAAAGGAAAAACATACAAAAAATAAACAGGTACAAAATTTTTAGGGTATCAAACAAAAAATTTTGTGATAAGTTATCAAAATTCAACAATCTAAAAAGCATGTTGAGCTTTGATAACAATATGACTATAAAAATAAATTCCTTTAGACCAAATATAAGCCAATTAAAAGATAGAATACCAACACAGGAACACAATAAGCAAACTATAAATCAGTATGAATGGTTACAGTTATCAAATTATTCAATAGTAAAGGATTTATTGATAACACCCGAAATAAGCTACAAGCTTGATTTAGATTTTATAAAATCAAACCCATACCATTCAATAAAACGAAAATTAGCTGAAACTAGAATAATGTACGCTGTACAACATGAAAATAAAAGTATATCTTATACAGAACTTTCATCGTGTTGTAAATTAAGTAGATCAAAAACTGTTGATTTAATAAATGAAATGGTTAAGTCAAAATTGATATTTAAAAATCACTTTGACAGTATATTGGTTGAAGAAAATGTTAAATCATTTATTAAACCTAGAGGAAATTATTATATACACAACAATAATCTTTATCTTAAGCCGAAAAATGAATATGATATATTAAATCATGTTAGTACAACTTGGCAAATAGGTAAAAAAATAAAAAAGAAATACGGAAACAATAAATTGTTAAACATTTCTCTATTAGGTAATCCTTTCAAAGAGTTAAAGGAAAAATTACAAAAATTACAAAAATTAGGGAACAGGATAGAACATTTTAAAGTTAGATTTAACAATAGAACATGTTATATTTATGTAAATTTCAAAGATGTTCATTTTGAGGTGTATAAATCCACAAAGAATACATATTACAGAAATTTCATAAATGGAACACATGTAGAAGATTACATGTTATACAAATTTCTTGGCAAAAGTTCAGTTACGATAATGTACAGTACGAAAGATTGCGAGTCAGTAAGGTCTGAAAATAGTCAAGAAATTTTTATATCAAAGTTTTTTAATAAAAAGAGCGGAACTAATTTCTTACAAAATAATGTAGGATTTGATTTGCTTTTCAATAAATAGGCAATAATTGTTTATTTAAATTTTTATTCCATTGTTTCACGTGAAACAATGGAAAATTCATATATTTTTTGTAATATGAGTGAACACAAATTCTATATCTGTATTCACATGTGATAACTGTTGACATAGATGACAGCACATTGACAGCAATCATTATAAGTTATATAACATCTAAATCAAATCACCAATTGTATATGATTGGGGTAAAAATTAATAATACCTTCTTATGAACTATGCCTGCTTTGCAGTCACCACTTTGTTTAGTTCTTTTCGAAGATATCACTTCATTACCCCAATCAACTGATTCATTTCATGAAGCAATAAGTGATTATGAAGTTGTTTTGCAAACGAAAACGATAAGATATGCTATGGATTGTATTGAAATAAGTAAAAATATTTAGAATATTGACATAAGCATCATGCACCGATGTAAATAATAAAATGAAGCATATTTTATGAAGATCAACGAAATATTATACTCCGACTCAGAACTTATTATAAAGTTTGGTGAGATAAAATACAAAATATTAGATTTTACACATTCTATAATAAGTTACTATATTTCAATACCCGATATAAATATTTCCTATTCTATTTCTAAAGATGACAGGACTTATACTGATTGGATAATGGTTGAAGACACAGATTGGTATAAATCATTCGAAAAGTTCCCATTTTTCCTTAAATTAAAATTATTATATTCATCCTCAGTAGAAAGCCAAATTACCATTGAGGAAATGACATTTATAACTGATAAACCAAAACCATATTTAATAGCTCAGGGAGAATCCATTCTTTTATCGGGTGTTTCGGAAGATAATATGCTTGATTATGCTGAAATGGGTGAGGGATTAGTTAAATTGGAAACAGACCTTAATTACTTCCTTAACAAACATAATGGTATACAAGCTATGTATTTCCATACTAATCCTGATATGTCTACAAAGGATGATTTCTTAAAAGAATATTCATTATACAATCTTGTTTCTAGTAAGTTAATAAAGGTTGTTGCAACAGATAATAAAACCCCTATACCAAAACATGAATTTTCTCAATGGGGAATCGAATTCGAAAAACTTGAAATATACATTGAGAAAACATATTTTGAGGAAATGTTTGGTGTTAATGAAAATCCACGTAGTTACGATTACATTTACTTCAAGCAATTAAACAGGATGTATTATATAGAGGATAACTATCTTGAACATGGTATAAATGAGGTTGGTAATTTTAATGTTTGTGTTCTAAAGAAGTACCAAGATATTTCCGCTATTGAAAAAGATGAAGATTCATTGGATTTCCTTAAGGAACATATAGAGGTACAAGGCTACACAGAACAGCAGAAAATGGAAATGATTGACGGTACAAATTATCAGCAGAATATAGAGAAAGATGTTGTATATGATAATGTTAGAGAATTGGTATCCAAAAAAGTAGTAATATCAGATGATGATTTCAAATATAATTCATCGCTAATAAGCAGCCATTTTTACGACATGACGGCTGTAACATCACAGGTTATATACAAACCAAAAGTATTTTTGGACTCAAATGGTGGTATATCTATCATGTTTTGGATTAAACCTGTAATATTAAATGTTGGGAAACGTAACGAAAGTAAACTATCTTGTAAATTATTATCAATAGGAAATAATTTTGAGCTATATATTAATGATAATACAAAAGATTTTAACTTAGAAATACCTCAGGATTATAATGGCTCTGTTTGCTGCGTGATATCCATTAACAATCAATTCAAAACCATATCAAAATTCATATATGGTATTACAGCCAACGGATTACAAAGGATTGATTATACCAACAATACCATACAAAACGAAATCTTATTCACAAATAGCATAGTTCAATTATATGAAGGTAACTATTATATAAGGTGTATAAGATTAAGTAATTATGTAATACAAGAGCAATTTCATCAATATATAATGCTAACAAAAAATGTCAAGAAAGCATCAGCATTTACCATTATTGATGATTGTGAACCAATTACAAACTTAAGGAAAATTAAAAAATCTTCATTCCCTGAACTTAATAAAGAAACCTTTGGTGATGTAATATAATAAAACGATATATTCCTTAATTTACGGGATATATTTCCCTTATATTCTAATGTATGTAAACATATTAAAACAATATAAAATGAAAAAATTATCAAGAAACGTAATTATATTAATTATATTAAGTACCGTGTTAAGTACCGTACTTATTATCATGTCAACAATGTATTTTAGAACCTCTTCTACTCTTAAAGATAGTAATGCTTTTATTAAGGATAAGGAATCTGAAATATCCGTTAGAAATGTTATTATCAAGAAATTTGAATCTGTTAATGACAGCATTATCAATTCAAATAAAATATTGACTCTTCGAATTGATAGCCTAAAATTGGTAAAGCACAATATATACATTACTCCAACCAAACAAATATCTGATACACCTGAACAGGCATACAAAGAAATGATTAAAGAACTTAATAAATACAGAGATGAAAAAAGTAAGTAAATTTATAATGCTTTCAGTGATAATAATATTATCTCAGTCAGCATTATCTCAGTCAAGGAATTGTGACAGCATAAAAAATGTTAAGTTAACAATTTGTGATATGGATGACATTACAACAGTTTTCCGTGACAGAAGTAAGTTTATAAAATTGAACTCAGTGAATGATTCAATATTTGTTAATGATTCAACTTTGATTTCCAATTATAAGAGAGAAATCAAAAACGATTCAGAAATAATATTGAACTTAAAGAAAAATAGTGTAGATGATAATCTTATAATAGACAATCAGAAAACTGTGATTAAATCTGAGCAAAAGAAAACTTTGTTTTGGAAATCAACAACCTATATAAGCGGTGTTGCCGCTACTGTTTTTTTAATTCTTACTTTATTAAAATAAAATGTCAAAATTCAAATCAATATCCCCAATAGATAGTAGATACCGTAAGGATGGTGTTATGCGTGAACTATGTTCATACGAGAATCAGATAAACACAAAAATTTATTCTGAATTTCAATGGTTTCTCTTTCTTTGTGAAATTAATGGTATACCACCAAGTAATTCACAACTTAATGAGCTATATTCACACCTTTTTAACAACTTAGAAAAATTTAATGCTTTTGAAAAAATAACAAAGCATGATATAAAAGCTGTTGAATATTATGTAAAATCTGTTGTTCAAAGTTCTGATTTTTACACATCAAAATCAGAACTTGAGGGTATAAAAATTATATCATACATACATTTTGGTCTTACAAGTCAAGATATAGTAAGCCTATCATCAAATTCACTTTTTTCAAATATTTCTAATGAATTGATATTTAACATTACAATGTTATTGGACTCGTTACATAAAGTATTTTGTGAAAATTCTGTATTAATGATTGGATTCACTCACGGACAACCCGCTGTACCAATAAATTCAAAATTAATATACAAAAACTATAATAGTAGAATCTCATCTTTACTCACCAATCTGACTAATATACAACCAAGTGTTAAGTTTGGTGGTGCTGTTGGTAATAATTCATCTATGAAACTAATAGGTATTACCAACATAGATGAATTAATGGATAAATTTATTAATGGGTTTACATCATTGAACTTGAGTGTAAATATGTCATTAAAACGTTCTGAGAATACTACTCAAGTTGATAATTGGGTATATTTGGTTGATTTACTTAAAGAATATTTACAACTTGCATCAATATGTATTGATTTATGCCGAGATTTATGGCATTATTGTTCAATAGGATATTTGTATCAAAGTAAAGATGATGGTCAAATTGGTTCATCAACGATGGTTCAAAAAACTAATCCAATAGATTTCGAAAATTGTGAGGGTATAATGGAAAAGATGGAATCTGATTTTTCATTTTATATCAAGAAATTTTCGAAATCAAGATTACAACGTGACCTGACTGATTCTGTTGCTATTAGAATGGTATTTGAAAGTTTCGCAATGTTTGATGTTGCCATAAATTCTTTACGTAGAGGCTTGTCTAAAACATCATTAAATGAAGAATTTATAACCAAAGAATTAGATAATCATTATGAAATGTCAGCTGAATATCTGCAGCTATTCATGAAAAATGCGGGATTACCCGACGCTTATGAAACAATATTCAATCGTCTGAAAGATACAAAGTTGACAGATAAACTTAGCTACAGAAATTTTATTATTAAGCTTTATTCTGATTGTGTAATTAATAAGATAATGTATGATAAACTTATAAACTTTGACCTTAATGATTATAAAACATTTTAATATCAACTGATTATGATTATTATTATATTATTGTTAGGAATTTTTATATTTATACCATTTATATCCACGTTTGTTTTGGGTTCTATAATTCTTTATAATGATTTATTTCATAATATACCATATAAAGAATTATACAAAATAAATAAAGCTTTCAAGACCTCATATATATTTTTCTTATCATCATTAATTGTATTTATTATTATCATTTTATTTTTAAATAAAATAAAATTGTAATGGTTACGCAGAAAGCTATTTCACCAATAACATATTTCTCAATAGAAACTAGACAGGAGATTGAAATTAATGCTGATAAAATTATAGACTTTACAGATCAAATTTTTTCAAGCAAAAAGGCGGTTAATTTCAATCATAATGGAACTTTTATTATATCACCCGAATTTGAAGGTAAGCCAAATTTGGTATCATATGCATTATATACAGATCAAAATGTTGCCGATATAATGATGTTTTATAGTGAAATAAGCAATCCATTTTCTATTTCATCTGATATGATTGTTATGATGCCTGATATTTCTGATGCTGTTGGTGCTGTGAATTCTCAATCATCTGAGGTAACAAAGAAGAAAAAGAATAAATCGCAAATAGAATTTGCGAAGAACATTAATGTTCAAGACAAAAAGCGTGTTATGGAACTGATAAGACAAAGTAACCCATCTAGCGTTACTTTATCAGACATATCCAATATAAATGATGCGGGAATTAATACAAAAACAGGTAAGGTATCAACATTAGATGATTATATAAAATCACCCAACATGACAACATCTGATCAACTTAAGATAATTGATGGGAAAGTTATATTGGGTGCTAATGTAAGTAGTAAAAAATGCTCTGATTCAGCAACAAAATCTCAGGGCTTATCAACATCAATAAGGCAATCAATACTTGCTAAAATAAAAACAGGTGAAATTTAAATTTTATTTTGATGTTCTTCCGTAATAAAACTCCAAAGTACTCTTGATGGATTTTCTAACATCCTCCATATCCAAATTGTTTATTATTATATCAATAATTTCCTCTTGCTTTAAATCCTGTTCGAACAAATCTAATAAAAATTTAAATGTTTTTTTATCGTAAACCTGTAGATTTATTGTAGACTTTAAAGGAATCTTTGACTTCCTAGATAAAATTTCTATAATTGTGCTTTCAACCTTTGGTGTATTTTTTGTAAATTCCGATTTAATCATATTTATTCCCTCTTGCCTCACAGGTCTGTCTTTCGGCTTCAACATTATATTATCTACCTTTGTTGAGTTATCTGTAACTGATATCTCACTAGTGGCTTTTAATATACCTTCCAATTCGGGGTCAAAAAAATTACTATCTTCTGTTTTAGTGCTTTCAGGGGTGTCCATAATTTTTATACGTTTATATGTTTATATGCTTAATTAAGTTATGTTTTCATGATTTGATACTATTGTAATAACGTGAATATAAATGTATAAAACAATAATATGATTACAATACCCGATATAAATATTGTTATAGGTGATTTACATTTTGGTAGATATAGCAATGATCTGAAAGAGTTAGAAATATCACTTAACTATTTTAGAAAATTTATTTTGCCGATTCTTGATAAGTTGAATAAAGCATATGGTGCTGAAAATGTTGGTATAATACAAGTTGGTGATGTATATGATAACAGATCATTAATTTCAACCGAAATACAAGATTCAATACTCGATACGTTCGAAAAAATTTCTGAGCACAATATTGTTGTTGTTGATACGGGTAATCATGATAAGTTTAATCAAACAATAACAACAAATCGTGTGCTATCATACATAAGTAACTGTATTGTTGTAAGACAGCCTACAAGATTTTTAACAAAAAGCGGTAAAAAGGTATCATTCATCCCCGCAATTGAAAATAAAGATGGATTAGCTGAGGTTATATCAAACGATGAATACGCTGATTATATGTTTGGTCATGATGATATAGCGGGATTTTCTCATGAAGGAATTATGGTAACCGAGGAAAAATCTATTAATATGTCACATTTTTCCAAGTATAAGCATGCTATCATCGGTCACATCCACAAGCCACAAGAGAACAAAAATATAGTTTATGTTGGTGCAGCATATCACACAAGGAAAAATGAGTGGGAAAACAAACCACAGATTATGATAATAAATATTGCCGATGAATCATTTAAATATATAGAAAATAATGTATCACCAAAATATTTAAATGTATATCTTCCCGATTTATTGGATATGACTGTTACCGATGCAAATGATTTAATTAAAAATAACAGGGTTTCCGTGTTTGTTGATGATTTTAATAGAATAAGTACAGTAAAGATAACTGAATTTCTTACAGGTTACTATTCACTTAAATATGAACAAAAAGTTGGTAAAATATATTCACAGAATGAAATAACTAATTCTGATGAAAATGTTGATTTTGATATAAATGATGATATCAAAGATATTATGTCAGAATACGTTACATCATTAGATTCTGTGATTATAGATAAGAAGCTAATTCAAATTTCAGCGGTAACAAAGGATAAAATTATAAATAACCTTAACAAATTATATGAAATATCTAAAGACAATGTGAAAATGTTGGATATATAAAAAGGAAAATTAACCATTATTAAACCATTTATTAATTACAGCTATGCAAGAACTTATTAACAAATTAGCCAATTTAAAAAACGGTTTACAAGTCAAGAAATCTTTTAATACTCTCGATGAAATTTACAATAAAACGTATTTTACAGAGATGGTTAAGCATTTTGACACCACCATTTCTGAAATTTCTGAAGGTGTAGTAAACCGTTCTACCATTTCTCTGAAAATATTGGAGTATACATCATTAATTGATGAATTAATTGAAAAACGTAAGAAAATCGAGAATTTTAACGACAAAAATTCCACTATGGAAAGATCAAAGATCACGTCATACATTGATTTTTTAACTCAGCTCAAGGATGTTTTTAATGAAGAACTTGGTGAAGAATTAAAAGACACTTATAAAAATTAATATATGTCACATTCAAAAACGCTTTTTAACCCCTTTTTTAAAGAAGGGAAAATTTCATTCATTATGGATGGGTTCGCTGGGAGTAGTGGAAAGGGTCTTTTAGCATCAAATTTGGTAAAATACAGCAATAATTGTAATTTTGCTGTTTCAACCAATGGTCAAAATGCATCTCATTATTATGAGGAAAAATTTCCTGATGGTACAGAAAAAATTATTTTATTCAAAGTACTTCCTACATCATCTGTTTATCATGAAAAACTTGATGCAGTATATGTTGCTCAGGGTGCTGCCTTTGAACCTCAAAGATTGCTTGAGGAAATTGAACTTACAGGTATACCACGTGGCAAGGTAAGAATTCATTACAAGGCGGGGATTATTTCCAAGCAAGACAGAGATTTTGAATCAGGTGTTTGTAATTACGAGGGTAAAGTTAACGAGGAACGCCAAAAGGGAACAGTTACCTCAGGTACAACCGCTAGCGGTGCGGGTTCTGTACGTGCCAAAAAATGTATGAGAAATCCTGATCAAAGGATTTATGCATATGAATATCCTGAATTACAGGATTTTTTGTGTGATACAGAACGTGAAATTATGGACAGACTTGATGCGGGTCAGTCAGGGCTTTTCGAAATTGCTCAGGGCTTTGCATTATCAAGTGGACTTTCATACAGTAAACGTAACACAACGGCACGTAACTGCTCAATTACTGCAGCCATGGATGATGCAATGATTCCACCATTTTATGCGGGTAACGTATTTATTAACTTGCGTACATTCCCTATTAAAATAAACAATAAAAAGTGGGTTTTAAAAGGTGGTATTCAATATTATACTACAAATGAACTATCATTATCTGAGGTTAAGGCAAGATTTGATGAAAGGTTGTTTAATTTCGAAGATAATGAAGATTATTTGGTAAAAGTCATAACCAAAAAGGATATTTTCCTTACGGGATTTGATTTGGAAAAATACCCAAATATTCCATATGACGAAATTGATTCTTATTCTGGCGATTGGTATAGAAATGGATGGGAAAAACCCGAAACACAGGAAGAACTTACTTGGGAACAGGTTGAGGCTCAATATGGTGGTGTGATTGATAAAAAAGCAATTTATACATCGCTTACTCTTATGCCAAGGAGAGTAGCCACATTCTCAAAAGAATTGCTTGTTGATGCAATAAGATATAACAGACCATCTAAAGATTCTGAAATTTTTCTATCTTTAAATTTCTGTAATTGGCTTGATAAGGAGATTGAGGGTAAAACCAAATTAACTGATACTACTCACAAAGTAATTGAGTGGCTTGAAAGCAATTTTGATGTTATCGATGAATTTGATAACGTATCACTTTCAATACTTGGAACAGGTAAATGGGTTGGAGAATTTATTAGCTTTCCAAGATAATACCTATTGATTATACTTTTGAAGAGGATAATTGTTATAATTATCCTCTTCAAATATATTTAAATAATAAAAAATTGCTATGGCAGATGAATTCAATAATGAGATGAACGTTAAAAAGAATTACGAAAATGTATTCTTACGGTCTGTAATTGTTTCTTTCACATCTTTCATGTCAGACATAATTGAATTTGAAAGACATAAAAAAGGTAAAACTGAAATTATTAAATGCCCTGTGTTTTATTCATATACAGGTGATCAGGCTTTTCTGTCTGATATGTTTTTAGATTCTCACAGATTTCCATATAGTGGCGGGAAACAATTAGCTGAGGGTAATGTAATGCCTATACCCTCAGGTACATTTTCTGTCAAAGAATCGGGTGTACAAAATTCTAGTGTTAGTGGCGGTAATGAAAGGATTTTATATTTTGTAGACGAAGAAAATGAGCACGGTGTACAACCGCAAGTTCCGTATTCAGCAAGGGGTGTGTGGTTTCCTGAATCATTTTTGGTGGATTTAGAAATAAAAGCATCATCAGAGCTAGATAGGTTGAAAATATATGATGCTATAATAGAAAACTTGTACAAAACTAGGAAAACTTATATAGATGATTATAAAGGGTTTAAAAAGATACCTTTAACAATTGCATTTCCTGAAACACAACAATTAAGTAGATCATTTTCATTTTTTGCCAATTCACAAAGCGATTTACCATCTTTAAAATTGCAATTGGAAATTTATACAAAAAGACCTATAATTGATAAATCAACAGCACAAAAACTTGATACTAAAGTTAAAAGTATACATATTGATGAATATTTGAAATCGGTTGGAGAAGAGGGAAACGAATTATTAGGTAGTTCAGATATTAATTAAAATTCATGGCAAATATAATTAAAATACCAACAGAACCTATTGAACAAGTATTATCACAACCGTATAAAACTGACACGGTTGGATATTTTGTTAATATATTTAACGGTAGGTCTAAAGCATCTAAACGAAAATTTAATTTTCCTGATAAAGGACAAGCGGCTCAATTTTATACTGATAATTCGGGCAAATGGAGAATAGATTTCACGGATTTATCAGGTAATTTATTAGCTGATGAAAAAAGCTTGTTATTTGATTCAAGAGCTTTAGCATATTCACAATATGCTAAACTAATGAGCAAAAATAAGGAAGTTATAGAAAATACAGAGGATGATGTAGAGGATATAGTTATTGAACAACTTGAAAGGACATTTGAGCAATATCTCCCATCATTGGTAAAAAGTCAACCAAAAAGAAAGTCAAATTTCAGTGATCTACCCAAATTTGATGATGAAGATGAAGATGAAGAACACGAAAAAGAACATGATGAGGATGTATTACAAGCTGAGGAAAAATACATACAGGCATCATCTATAGCACTTACAGAGGCAAAAAGCTTATTAGGCTCTATAGCTGAACTTTATATCGAAAAAGGTGTTATAGAAAAATTTCCGTATTTCAAAAATAAATTATATTTTGAGGAGAATTCTATACAAATGATTCATACTCAAATGATGATTTCGCAGCTTGTGCTTAAGAAATTTTTTAAACAAGTAATTAAAAATCCTACAGCTAAAAACATTGAATCACTGTCTAAAATACAAATGTCACAATTAGCCTTGAGTAAATATCAAAGGGAATACTTGTCTGATGTCGAGGAATCTTTCAAAAAACTCAAGAAAGATTATGTTAATGGTGAATTTGTTAATCAGTCAGGAATAGAGGAAGGTGAGGTTATAATACCTGATACACCTGTTTTCAATGATAGGAAAAAATTAATAATGGAGCTTTCTGAGGTTGTTGAAGCTGATGATTTAATACCTCTATCGCCCAATCAGAATTTAAGAAATAATATCAAAGATAATGAAAGAAACAGGTATGAAACATCGTTTAAAATTCACACTCAAAGTGAATCATCTAAAGACGAAGAAATACTTGTTGAAAAAAACGCTGAGGATATATTTAGCAGCTTTATGGACTAACACAATGGGACTATTAGAAATTTTGGAAAAAACTTTAAATGCTATATTAAAAATAGTTATATTTTTAAATTATAATCTGTGGAAATATAAAGTTGAGGAAGACTGTATAATTAGTTCCTCTATTCCTAAAGATAATTTATTGGTAAACGGTATAAAGGGTGGTCAATATTTATCGGCTGTCCATATTAAGACAAATGCCGAAATACTTAAAATAACTACTAAAAATGGATGCTTTGTAAAGTGTTCTGTAAATCATTTGTTTTATGATTCAAATATGCAGATAATTGATGCTAATAACGTAACAAGGCAGACATTTTTAATCACAAAACAAGGAATATCACGTGTTGTAAAAGTAGAAAAATTACCTAGACAATTTACTTTTGATGTTACAGTTGGTTCAGGAGAAATGAGTTATTTTTCTAATGATATACTGAGCCATAATTCTATTACATCAGGTATTTTTATAATGTGGTATTTACTTACCAATTATGATAAAGGTGTCGCATGTACTTCGGCAACCGATGATAAAGTTAAAGAACTTATAGAAAAGATAGATACAATATACGACAATTTGCCATTTTATATGAAACTTGGTATATGTGTTGATAATCAAAAGAGGAAAATATATGATAATGGCTGCTCAATAAAAGGTGAAACAGCAACAGAGAAAGCGGGTGCAGGTCTTACTGTTAACGGTATACTTTACTGTGATGAATTTGCACTGATTGACCCACAGGTATTAAAAATATTCTATCAAACTATTTTTCCAACAATGTCATCGTCAAAAACAGCAAAGATGATAATTACATCTACAGCAAGAGGCAGAAATTTATTTTGGCAATTGTACACTGATGGATTACTTGGTAAAAATTATTTCAATCCTATACGTGTAGATTGGTTTGATGTTGAGGGTAGAGATGATAAATGGAAACAAGAGGAAACAGCCAACATAGGTTCTGAGGAAGCATTTGAGCAAGAGTATGGAAATAGTTTTGATACCAATCAACAATTACTTTTGCCATCTGATGTTATGAAGTCATTAAAATCATATCAATCACACTTTACAAATAATCGGCTTTCCAATGCATCTTGACAACACAATTTATGTAATTATATAAGAACTTAAAACAAGTATTGGAATGAAAAATGAAACTATTGCCCTATTGAAATCCATCAAGAAGACATCTGAAAGATATCAAGGTATAAACTTGTCATTAGAGAATGTTGAGATGATAAGAAATGATGTATCAAAATCGTTAAGTAGAGTAGATGTACACCAAAGAGATTTTTTAAATTATATGT